AAAGACGAAGACAATATGGCATCAGATAGTGCCGTACATGCAGCTACTCAACAATCAATTAAAGCATATGTTGATACTCAAGTTGCAACAGTTCCAGTTGGAGACATAACAAGTGTTGTTGCTGGAGCAGGTCTAACAGGTGGCGGAACAAGTGGTGATGTAACAGTAAATGCTATTGCTGGAACAGGTATCACAGTTAATGCAGATGACATTGCAATCGACCTTAAAGACGAAGACGATATGTCTTCGAACAGTGCATCTCACGCTGCATCACAACAATCAATTAAAGCTTATGTTGATGCAAGTATTCTAACAAAAGACAATTCAGACGAAATTACAGAAGGTTCAAGTAACCTTTACTTTACAGATGCAAGAGCAAGAGCTGCTCTATCAGCAACTGGTGATATATCATACAACAGCACAACTGGTGTATTCAGTTTCACAAACGATGCTGGTGACATCGAATCAGTAGTTGCTGGTTCGGGTTTAACTGGTGGTGCAACAAGTGGAGCTGCAACATTAAACATTGGTGCTGGAACTGGTATTACAGTTAATGCAAATGATATTGCAGTCAATATGGGTGCATTTGATTCAGATGACTTAAACGAAGGCTCAACTAATTTATATCACACTACAGAAAGAGTTCAAGATATTGCTGGAGCAATGTTCAGTTCAAATACTGAAACAGGTATTACTGCAACATATCAAGATGCAGATGGAACTATTGACCTTGCAGTAGACGCAGAATTTATTTCAGATACAGTTGGTAATATGGTCACTTCTAATACAGAAAGTGGTCTTACAGTTACGTATCAAGATGCAGATAACACTTTAGACTTTGCAGTCGGAACACTTAACCAAGATACAACAGGATTAGCAGGAACTGCTACTGCACTTGCAAGTGCAAGAACTATCTCGGGTGTTTCCTTTGACGGTACAGCAAACATCACACTAAACACTGGTGGAATCACAGAGAGTGGTAACCTTTACTTTACAAATGAAAGAGTGGATGACAGAGTCGGTTCATTGATTGTTGGTGGAACAAACATAACTGCAACATATGATGATGCAGCTGGAACACTTACAATTGACGGAAACGCAGCGGACATCACAGGTGTTACAGCTGGAGACGGTCTATCGGGTGGTGGTTCAAGTGGTGCAGTTACTTTAAACCTAGATGCTTCAGTAGCAGGTGACGGTCTTGCACATTCAAGTGGTGTTCTATCAGTCGGAGTAGACGATAGTTCAATCGAAACAAATTCAGATGCATTAAGAGTTAAAGCACTTGGTGTTACTAATGCCATGTTAGCAGGTTCAATTGCAAACAGTAAACTTGCAAATGACAGTGTAACAATTAACTCACAGTCAGTAGACTTAGGTGCTTCAGTTACTTTAAACACATCTCACATTGGTGAGAGTGGTAACTTATACTATACAGATGAAAGAGTTGACGATAGAGTTAACGCTTTAATTACTGCTGGTGTAAACGTTGCAACAACATATGATGATGCAGCTGGAACACTAGAAATTAGAGTACCTTACGAAAACATTCAAGACACAGTTGGAACTCAATTAGCAACTAACGGTTCACACACAAACATCACTGCAACATATGATGATGCTGGTGACGGTGCAGTCGACCTTGCAATTACAGATGCAACTATCAGAGGAAAAGTTTCAGTAACAGACGCAGGTGGAGATGGTTCACTTGCATATAACAATTCAACTGGTGTTATTACATATACAGGGCCAAGTGCAGCTGAGACAAGAGCACATTTCTCTAATGGTACTGGTGTTGCTATCAGTTCGGGTCAAGTTAGTATCGGTCAGGCAGTTGCAACAACTAGTGATGTTCAATTTGCAGACGTATCTGCAAGTGGTAACCTTGTAGTTACAGGTAACTTAACAGTAAATGGTTCAACAGTAACAAATAGTTCAACTAACACAACTATCGAAGATTCGTTGATTGAATTAGGAACAGGGACAACTGGTTCTCCATCGGGAGACGCAGGTATTGTCATTGAGAGAGGTGATGAAAGTAACGTGTTTATGGGTTGGGACGATAGTGCATCAAGTTTTGCATTCGGAACAACTACTGCAACAGGTGCTTCAACTGGTGCATTATCAGTAACACCAGCAGCGGTATCCACAGGTGCATTAACAATAACGAATGCATCTAACAGTGGTGGAACTGCAAGAAATGTTTACCAATCAACTTCTGCACCTGGCGGTTCAGATGGAGCGGTTGGTGATATGTGGATTCTTTACTCCTAATCTAGGAGTTTAGGATTCTAATAAATAACAGTATTATTAATGGATAACTAAATGGCAACAGGTTCACAAAAGGTCAAAACACCAGCAGGTTGGAATTCAACTCAAGGTGCATGGGTAAAAACAGCTAGTTCCACATGGAAAGCAGTTGACCAAATCTACATTAAAACCCCTACAGGATGGAATAACGCATCGGGGCAGACTGCGACTCAAGTTCCTTATCCATACATTGCAAATGGACAAGAACCCAATATAAGAAACAAACAGAATCCGTATCCTTATATTGCAAATGCACAAGAGCCTAACATAAGGAACCAACAGAATCCGTATCCTTATATTGCAAATGCACAAGAACCTAATATAAGAGACCAACAACAGCCGTATCCTTATATAGCACAAGCAAGACAACCTAGTACATACCAACATAGAAGTCCATTTACATATGCTAGACAAGGTCAAACACCAACGACTTATCAACATAGGTCACCGTTTACATATCAAAACCCTGTAAATGCACAAGAACCAAACATAAGGAATGCACAGACACCGTTCACTTACAGAAATCCAGTGAATGGACAAGAACCTAATATTAGAGATGCAAGACAGCCTGCAACTTATCAACATAGAAGTCCTTTAACGTATAGTCATAGGTCTCCATTTACGTATCAACATAGGTCACCGTTTACATATAGGATTCCAGTGAATGGACAAGCACCTTTTATTAGAGATGCAAGACAACCTTCTACGTATCAACATAGGTCACCGTTAACATATTCACATAGGTCGCCTTTGACATATAATCATAGGTCTCCATTCGAGTACAGAAATCCAGTGAATGGACAAGAACCTAATATTAGAGAAGCAAGACAACCTAGTACATACCAACATAGAAGTCCTTTGACATATTCTCACAGGTCACCATTTACCTATCAACATAGGTCTCCATTCACTTACAGAAATCCAGTGAATGGACAAGAACCTAATATTAGAGATGCAAGACAGCCTGCAACTTATCAACATAGGTCACCGTTAACATATTCACATAGGTCGCCTTTGGAATATTCTCATAGGTCTCCATTTACATATAGAAGTCCTGTATCTGCACAAGAGCCTAACATAAGAGAAGCAAGACAACCTAGTACATACCAACATAGAAGTCCTTTGACATATAATCATAGGTCTCCATTTACGTATCAACATAGGTCACCGTTCACATATAGGAACCCTGTGTCTGCTCAAGAACCTAATATTCGTTCTGCACAACAACCGTATCCTTATATTGCAAATGCACAAGAACCAAATATTAGGTCACAACAAGAACCAAATATTAGGTCACAACAAGAACCTAATATTAGAAATAATCAGGCAGCGTTTACTTATAACCATAGGTCTCCGTTTACATATAGGAATCCTGTATCTGCACAAGAACCTAATATTCGTTCTGCACAACAACCTAACATTAGAGATGCAAGGAGTCCATTCACGTATGATGCAAGGTATCCAGCGAATGCACAGCAACCTTTTACATTCCAAGCACCATTTACGTACAGGAACCCTACTAATGCAAGGCAACCTAACGATGCAAGGAACCCATTCACATATAGACAACCTTATATAGCGAATGCAAGACAACCAAATAGTGCAAGAAACCCATTTACATATAGAGTGCCTTACATTGCAAACGCAAGAACTGGTGCAAACTCTAGGGCCCCAAGTATTGCACAACAACCCATAACGTACCAACACAGAAGTCCGTTTACATACTACTTCACTTTTGGTGGTGGTAATCCACCTAATGTCATGGAGCCGTAAGCAAATGAGAAATATTAATATAACAGGAACAATCTAAAATGCCAATAGGTCAAAGACAACAACCGACTATCAAAAACGGACAAGTGTCCGTTGATGTACAGACGCCTTCGATTGTTCAACAACCATTTACGTATAGTGCAAGGTATCCAGCGAATGCACAGCAACCGTTCACATTCCAAGCACCATTTACGTATAATGCTAGGTATCCAGCGAATGGTCAACAACCGTTCACATTCCAAGCACCATTTACATATAGGAACCCTACTAACGCAAGACAACCTAATAATGCAAGGAATCCGTTTACATACAGAGTACCTTACATTGCTAATGCAAGACAACCGTTTACTTATAACCATAGGTCTCCGTTTACATATAATCATAGGTCACCGTTTACATATAGAAGTCCTGTATCTGCACAACAACCTAACATAAGAGAAGCAAGACAACCGAGTTCATATCAACATAGGTCACCTTTAACGTATTCACATAGGTCACCGTTAACGTATTCTCATAGGTCACCATTTACATATGCAAGACAGGGTCAAACACCGTTTACTTATAACCACAGGTCTCCATTTACATATAGAAGTCCTGTAAATGGACAAGAACCTAATATACGTTCGGCACAAGAACCTAATATTAGAAGTCAACAAGAACCTAATATTAGAAATGCACAAGCAGCGTTTACTTATAACCATAGGTCTCCGTTTACATATAGGAATCCTGTATCTGCACAAGAGCCTAATATTAGAAACCAACAAGAACCGAACATTAGGTCACAACAAGAACCAAACATAAGAAACAATCAGACACCGTTTACGTATAGTCATAGGTCACCGTTTACTTATCAGAATCCTAGTAATGCACAAGAGCCTAATATTAGAAACCAACAAGAACCAAATATAAGGTCACAACAAGAACCTAATATTAGAAACGCACAAACACCGTTTACGTATAGTCATAGGTCACCATTTACATATAGAAGTCCTGTATCTGCACAGGAACCTAATATTAGAGATGCACAACAACCTAATATTAGAAGTCAACAAGAACCTAATATTAGAAACAATCAGACACCGTTTACGTATAGTCATAGGTCACCGTTTACTTATCAGAATCCTAGTAATGCACGTCAACCTTCTACGTATCAACATAGGTCACCGTTCACTTATAGGAATCCTGTAAATGCACAAGAACCCAATATAAGAAACAAACAGAATCCGTATCCTTATATTGCAGCTGCTCAAGAACCAAACATAAGGAATGCACAGACACCGTTTACGTATCAAAGAACTGGTCAAACAACTGTAACATATTCTCACAGGTCACCGTTTACGTATGCTAGACAAGGTCAGACACCAACGACTTATAACCATAGAAGTCCGTTTACATATCAAAGAACAGGTCAGACACCAACGACTTATCAGCATAGAAGTCCATTCACCTATTCAAGACAAGGGAGAACACCCGAAGCAAGATGGGATGGAGTGGTATCACAACAATGGCCTGCAACACCAATCACATCATAGGAACCTACCCGACAGTGAACAAAGACCCCTCGAAAGAGGGGTTTTTTTTATCTTACTAAATATAGGACAGATATTATGGAGATACCATGCAGAAAATTGAAACCCTAGAACAAGCAAAAGAATTAATAAAACCTTATGACCCTAAGATAACCTCACAAGAAAGACAGGCCATTGGTAATTTTCATCTTGGTGCATTTAATATAGAACCAGGCTATTCAAAAACTTCAGAAACCTATAAAATACTTGAGTGGATGTTCAAAGAAATTCTACCACCAGTAAAGATTGCAAAGTGGAAAGACTTTGAATATCTAAGAAAAGAAAACAGATTTGGTGGGTTCAATGGATTAAGAAATGAGTCAGTAACTTATCACAAGTTTTTACCAGTTGGTTATGCAGAGAAACCTAGAAAGGTAATTCCAGGCGTAGCAGGTATGGACATGAAAGATTCTAATGGATATGTAGATATAGATACATTAATCGATTGGGACACAGTTGAAAACAGAGACCAACATGCAGAGGGTTCATTGTTGTCTATGTATTATCACGGTGCAAAAGCACACTGGCTAATTCAAAGTATCCAAGAGGAAGGTTTAAGAGCTCCTATTCAAGGATATGTTGTAGATAATGGTGTCACTGGTATGAATACTGAATCTACTTACACATTTAGAATACACCCAGGCTCTATTCGTTCGGGTGTCTTTGAAGAGATGCAAGACAACGATATGGAAATTATGGTAATAGATAATTTTGATGTTGTGAAAGTTGAACCGACAAGCCTTGACAGCGTATTAGAGATGTGGTATACTAAGTTAAAGAGATTAGACAAGCAATACCATTGTTCATTCACATATGTGGATGGTTGTATTGAATATAATACTGCATTAATGGACTTAGATTTCAGAGATGAAGTACATGCATTTAACAAACAGGTCTATGAACTTGCAAAAGGTAAACCCCTAACAATCTATATTGGACATGATAGTAGACATGGAGATTTGTCTAAGTGTTCTAAGTTTGCAATCCTAGAAAGTATTAAAAACGGATTTGGTAGAGGTTGGATGCATGACCAAGTTAAATGGGAACCCGAAGTTAAAATACTTGACATTTCTAAGATTCCCGAGTATACTAGAGAGTATGCAAATCAAAGTACTGAATTTACATACAGTAGATTCCTAATACCTTACTTAGAGAACTACGAAGGATTTAGTATCTTTATTGATGATGACTTCATCTTTAATAAAAGTATACTACCAATGTTTTACTACTTAAACCCTAATGATGCTGTTGCATGTATACAATATCCACAATACAAACATGATGAAACAAAGTTTGATGGTGAAGTTAATATAGATTACCCTAAGAAGCTTTGGTCTAGTATGATGGTATTCAATAATGGACATGAAGACTGTAAGAAGCTAACACCCGAAGTTGTTAACACTTGGACAGGAAAACAGCTACATCAATTTGAGTGGACAGATAAAATCTCTAAAATACCCGAACATTATATCTTTGTAGAAGGATATGATAACCATGAAGAAAAGTACAACTACAGTGGTATACATTATACACGTGGTGGCCCATGGGTAAAAGGGATGGATTATTCAACCATAAATAATCTTGAAGACTTTTTAAAAGTGAAAAGAAGATTGCCAATTGGCGATTAGTATGTTATAATATTACCGAGGAACTAAATTATGAACGCATTTATATATGACAGTGAAGGAACTTTATTCATCCGTAAACCTAACGGACTTGAATACAATTACGATTCTGTAGACAAACCAGCTTTTGATTTTGAGTTTGATGTTATCATCTATGATGATATAGAAGTTAAAATATTAAACTGGGAAGAAGGTCTAGCTTTTGACCGACAACAAAAAACTGCACTCTCAAAAGAAGAGTGTGAAATGATTGAACAATACATTGAGAATAGTGAACCACCTATAGGTCACAGTCTCAATATGCAATTTATCAATACTCTTTATAGTACAACTAAAGATTACATCGACCAAGAATGTAAACAGTATAACTTTGATAATCTATCTGAAGTTACTTATGCTGGTAGAGAAGGTTCGAATCATCCACATAGAAATAACGCTAGAAGAGCAATGGAATTTGCAGATGCAGTTAACTCTGTTTTAGACCAACTAGTTCAAGAAATCCAATCTACTAGAGAAGACTTCTTAAAAGACTATGACGCTTATCAGAGTGAATTACCTAGTCCATATACGCCAGAAGATACTAGGCCGTAGTCAATGGGGTTTAACGTTGAGTTAGAGTTCATTAAAGAACCTTTCCATATCAAAGATATGCCTTTGCAAAAGGTATACGTTTTAGATGATTACTTGTCTACAACGATGCATCATTGTATTGATGATAGGATAACTAGAAATTCTTATTGGGCAAAAACTAATCAAGTAAACTCAGACAGCCCTACAGGACTACCACACCATAGTTTTTGGGGTGTTGGATTCTTTAGAGGTGAGAACCAAGAAATAGAACGTGGTATGGAACCTAAAGATACATATCTTATGAATTGGTTCAATAGAAAGTTACAAACAGACTTCGGATTTATGTGGGAGAGATTTCAATACTTTGGTTTGAATTCTCAGACTCAAGGACTAGAGGGAACAACACATGCAGATTGTGAGCCTCAAGATGATTGGAATCTTTCATTTTTATATTATCCAAATAAGTTTTGGAATGATTCTTGGGGTGGTTCTTTAAGAATGTATGATAAAATGCAACAAGGAATACATGGAAGAGAAGACCATATTAAAAATCATCAAGTTGCAGAAGTGTATTTTAAACCCAATAGATTATTAATATTTGATGGAAGAATACCACATGGTGCAGATGCACCAAAACCAGCTGCAAGGTATATGGATAGACGTTCTTTGGTTATAAGAGGAGATGAAATTAGTCTAAAGACTTTATGGGGTGAAGATGCCTACGATTGAATTTACATGTTATGATAAACAAACCACGGAGAATTGGAGACCAGTTCTAGCAAAGAAAGTAGTTCCCGATTGGTGGAAGACTATGAAGGTTCAAGAGAATGTTCGTGGTCACAAAACTCAGACTATAAGGTCATGTCCTGCTATGGATGACTGGTTAAAGACTGGATGGTTAATTTGTGCAAAGAAAGACATGCAAGTATTTGTAAGTGAACATTCTAGTAATTCAAGAACAGACCCACAGGACAGACTTTCATCACCAACACATCCAGCTGGACAAGCAGGTCATCAATTTACTTACTTATCTAAAGAAGATGCACCAACAAAAGATGCATTCAAAATGAAAGCACCATGGAATATTATTACTCCGCCAGGCTATTCTTGTCTATACTTAGACCCATTTCTATTTCAAAATAAGTATTTTGCAACATGGCAAGGTATGATTGATACAGATGCATTTAATGTTAATATGGATAACTCTCAAATTATCTTCTATCCTAAAACAAATAAAGATTTTATAATCAAAGCTGGAACACCATTAGTTCAAATCATCCCTTACAGAAGAGAGACTTGGAATGCATCCTATATAACATACGACAATCAATCGTGGCAAGAGAACAGGTCAGTTAGAACTACCCATAGAGTGGGTGAAGATGGTGGTAAACTAAAAACAATGGATGAATGGAATAGGTCACCCGAACTTAGAGAAGAGAAAAGACATATTGAAGGAATGGCTGGTGCCTATAGAAGAATTAAGTATTGGAATGAGAAGGGAAGAATGTTTAAAGAAGATAATCCACCACCCGAGTGTCCTATGCATAATCCCGATTTAGTAGAAAAAAATGCAGAAGTACAATTAGATTTATTCGGAGATACAGATGACAATTAGATTAGCATTCCCAACATTCATATTTGAAAGAAATTTATTAGACCAAGAGAAGTATGGTAAAGATGCTGTCTCCAAAGAATATATAATGACTCTTAAAAAAGAAATGGATGCATGGAGAAAAAGAGACCCCAAGGGTAGACAAATATCAAACAGGTACACTGGTTGGCAGTCTCAAGATGGGGTAGAACAACATCCAGCCTTTGCAAAGATTGTTAGATGTATTGAAACTGCATTGAGAGATGAAGTACAACAATTCTTCAGAGTTCATCCCGACGATGCACAAGTTAAAATAGACAATACATGGGCAAATATAAATGATAAAGGTGCATGGAATACACCACATTTACATAATGGTTGTTGGTATAGTGGAGTTTTTTATATACATGGAGACGGTGATGAAGGTGACCTACAACTAATCAATACAGACCCAAAGGTAGTCGCAGACCATCCTACCAATGCTAGAATGCACGAGAGTATAGGATATCATCCTGTCACTGGAAGACTTATAATGTTTCCTAGTGGTGCAATGCATATGGTAGAACCCAATCCTACAGACAAAGAAAGATACTCAATTTCGTTCAATTGTAGAGTACATCAAATTTCAGCTTCCCCAAGTAGAAGAGACCCTCAAGGGACACCACCCAATGAGAATGAATTTACTTTTGAATTAGATGAAATAGGTAACCCCATACTGAACTGATTATTCTAAATAGTAGTATGGAAATTACTATCACACCTTATATCCTATGGAATATAATTACAGTCTTTGTTATTGTACCTATAGGTTTCTTACTTAGGAATACACTACAAGAGGTATCACGCCAAGGGATTCTTCTCAATAAGACACGTGAAGAGATAGCCAAAGATTATGTCACACGTGAAGAAATTGAGAAAGATATGTCTAAACTATTAGACCAAATGAACCGTATCTCTGATAAAATCGATAAACTTACTACTAAGACTTATTTCCAAGAATAAAAAACGCATAAATAGTATTAAACAGGAATACTATTATGGCACAACCAAATTCAAAAGCAACCCTCAAGGAGTACGTTAAGAGAAAACTAGGCGCACCTGTGTTGGAAATCAACGTAGATGATGACCAGTTTGATGATAGACTTGATGAAGGTCTACAATACTTTAGAGAATACTGCTATGATGGTAGTATTAAGTGTTATTTAAAACACCAACTTACACAAAGTCAGTTAGATTCATTCAAGACAGATGAATCACATTCAGCTGCAACAGCAGGTGGTCATGCAGTAAGTAATCAAACATATAAAGAACAACAAAACTATCTTACTCTACCCGAACATGTGTTATCTGTTTTAAACATTTTACCATTCAATGACAAACATAATCTAAACATGTTTGATTTAAGATATCAATTAAGACTAAATGACTTATATGATTTAACTTCAACTAACGTTCTGTATTATGAAATGGTACAGCAGAATATAACAATGATGGATAACATCCTAGTTGGAAGAACACCTATTAGATACAACATGCATTCTAATAGATTGTATCTAGATTTAGATGCAGATAGTTTAACAGCTGGTGAATATCTAATCATTGAATGTTACAGAAAGATTGACCCAACCGATATGACAGATGTCTATGACGATATATGGTTAAAGAAATATTGTACTGCATTAGTTAAGTATCAGTGGGGTGAAAACCTATCTAAGTTTTCGGGAATTGCATTGCCTGGCGGAGTCACATTAGACGCTGCACAGATGAAGTCCGAAGCACAAGAGGAAATTACAAGATTAGAAGAAGAGTCTAGACTGAATTTTGAAATGCCAGTCATGGACTTAATGGGATAAAAACATGCCAACAAACGTATTTTTTAACCATGCAGTTAATACTGAACAGATGCTATATGAAGACATCGTTGTTGAGTCACTTAGAATGTATGGACACGAAACATTTTACCTACCTAGAGAAATTGTAGAAGAGGATACTATCCTTGGTGAAGATGTACAATCCAAATTTGGAGATGCATACTCAGTAGAAATGTATCTAGAAAATACAGATGGGTTTGAAGGTGATGGAGATTTAATGTCTAAGTTTGGTGTCTCAGTTAGGGATACTGCAACCTTTGTAATATCATTAAGAACATGGGAAAGATTCATTTCTTTAGATTCAAATCTCACCACATCATTAAGACCTAACGAGGGAGATTTAATTTACTTCCCTATGAGTGGTTCAATGTTTGAAATCAAATTTGTAGAACATGAGAACCCATTCTATCAAGTCGGAAAACTATTTGTATTCAAATTACAATGTGAGTTGTTCGAATACAGTGGAGAGGATTTCGATACTGGAACAGTAGTAGACTTAGTAGAAAACGAACAGGCATACACAATCGAAATGGTTGTTTCAAATACAAGTGGAGAATTTACAATTCAAGAAGTTATAAATTACAGTGGAGCTGCAACTGGTGAAGTTATTGGTTGGACGCCAGGCGCATCAGACGAGATACGTAAACTTACTATCAAGGATGTTACAAGAACCCTTGCAGTTGGTGATACCTTGGTTGGTGCATCAAGTGGTAAGACAGTGGTCATAGAATCCATTACAGACGTTCTAACGTTTGCAAATGATGGTGATGCACAGAATAAAGACTTCGAAGATAAAGCAGATGGATACCTAGACTTCTCAGAAACAAACCCATTTGGTGAGGTTACATAATGATAGAAAAAATATTAGCAGATAGATTAAATGTAGATATATCTACAATCACAGATGAGTCACATATTGTTGATGACTTAAATGCAGATTCGTTATCAGTAGTTGAAGTAATTATGGACATTGAGTCCAGTTATGATATTAAAATAGCAGATGAAGATGCAGAAAACCTATTTACAGTTGCAGAAATAAAACAGTATATAGAGGACTATTCATAATGTTTGGTACCTATTTTTATAATGAAACAATGAAGAGAGCTGTATCAATTTTTGGTACTCTTTTTAATAACATTACAATCAAGAAAGTAAAATCAGACGGTACGGTACTCACGGAACAAAAAGTACCCATAAGTTATGGGCCAAAACAAAAGTTCTTACAAAGATTAGCAGAAGATGCCAACCTTGGTGATGGTATGAGAACTGCAATCAGTATGCCTAGACTTGCATTCGAACTTACAGGGTTCGAATATGATGCAACTAGACAACAAAACAAACTAATTAGGAGTTCTAAATCACAGTTAGAGACTGCAGACACAGGTAAAAGAGGATTCCAATATCAACCAGCACCATACAATTTAACATTTAGTCTATCGATTCTTGCAAAGAACATGAACGATGCACTACAAATAGTAGAACAAATCCTACCATATTTCCAACCCGAATACACAGTTACAATGAAGATGATTGACTCTATGGTCGATTACAGAGACGTACCTATCATTCTAGGTTCTGTAACAATGGAAGACCAATACGAAGGTTCATTCGAAGAAAGACGTGTGATTGAGTACACATTAGAGTTTACTATGAAGTTATATTTCTTCGGCCCAGTATATACTGGTGAAGTTATTAAGAATGTTATTGAAAGAACATACATATCAGACGGAGTGCAAGGTCAAGTTAAGACTGCAAGTGGTTTATTCACTACCAGTGAGATAGACGGTAGTGGATTGGTTAAAGAAGTTAAACATTACGAACCAGCATTTGCAGAAACAACCTCAACTGCAGTAAATAACTCCACCACAGTATCATTTGCAACGGCTATAAATACTAAGATAAGTGCAAACGATGAAGTATTCGGTACCAATTTAGGAACGAATCCAACAATCTCAAGTATTGCAAACGATAAATTAAGTATAGTTGTATCAAGTGCAGTGACATTAGATGCAAAAACTAAACTTAAGTTTGTTGGTTCAGTTGACCCAACTGATACATTCGTTGTTGCAGAAACGGTAACATTTTATGATGATGGTTCTACAAGAAGCTTTGCAGATGATAGGACTACAGATGCGAGTTAATAATGACAAAAGACACGATAGATAAACAGTTAGATGATGTCTTAGACATTCACACTGAAATCAAAGCAGAAGTAGAAATACTTCCCAAAAAATTACCTACTGTTAAAGACAGAGGTGAATCAATAGTAAACGACTACAAATATGCAAGAGAAAATCTCTATGGTCTTGTAGAGCGTGGGCAAGATGCAATCGAAGGTATCTTAGATGTTGCAAAGGAAACAGAACATCCTCGTGCATATGAAGTTGCTGGACAATTGCTTAAAACGGTTGGTGATACTGCAGAAAAATTATTAGACGTGCAGAAGAAATTAAAGGAATTAGAAAAGGACGACGAAGAGAAACGGATTGGAACACAACACAATCATCTATATGTCGGTTCAACATCCGAGTTACAGAAATTTCTAAAGAAGAATAAGTAATGGTACAACCTACAAACGAGGGATACTTAGGTAACAACCTCATCAAACGTTCGGGTATAGAACATCAATATACCGAAAAAGAGCTTGCAGAATACATGAAGTGTTCTGAAGACCCATGTCATTTCATTGAAAATTACACACAAATTATATCACTAGATGAAGGTATGGTACCTTTTAAGCTTCGTGGATATCAAGATAAACTTATAAAACATTACGATAGTAATCGTTTTAATGTAGTACTTGCATCAAGACAGAGTGGTAAATCCATCACTTCTTGTGCATACTTATTGTGGTTCTTAGTGTTTCATCCCGAAGTAACTGTAGCCGTTCTTGCAAACAAAGGTGCAATTGCAAGGGAGATGATTGCACGTATTGTTACTATGTTAGAATCGGTTCCGTTCTTTTTACAGCCCGGCGTTAAGATTCTAAACAAAGGTTCTATCGAATTTGCAAATGATTCGAAGGTAGTTGCAGCTGCAACGTCATCATCATCAATTCGTGGTATGTCTATCAATCTACTATACTTGGATGAGTTTGCATTCGTAGAAGACGCTGCAACGTTCTATACTGCAACATATCCAGTTGTTACCTCGGGTAAAGATTCGAAGGTTATAATCACCTCTACTGCAAACGGTGTAGGTAATATGTTTCATAAGATATATGAAAGTGCAGTACATGGACAATCAGAGTATAAAGACTTTCTTATTAACTGGTTTGACGTGCCTGGCAGAGATGAAGAATGGAAACAACAGACTATTGCAAACACATCTGAAGCACAGTTCGAACAGGAATATGGTAACAGTTTCTTAGGAACTGGTAATACTCTTATCAATAGTAACACACTATTAGAAATGAAAGCAGTAGAAGGAGAGTATGAGAAAGATGGTTTCGTTATGTATGATAGACCAGTAGAAGGTCACGAATACATATGTACAGTTGATGTTGCAAAGGGTAGAGGAATGGACTGGTCGACGTTTAGTATCTTCGATGTGTCGGTTCAACCCTTTAAACAAGTGGCTGTGTACAGAGATAACATGATAAGTCCCCTTCTCTTCCCCGATATTATAAATAAGTTTGTAACACCTTACAATAAACCAATTGTAATAATTGAGAATAATAACGAAGGTGCTATGGTGGCCAATCAATTGCACTATGATATAGAGTACGAAAACGTCTTTACTCAAGGGTTTGCAAAAGCAGAAGACATTGGAGTTACAATGTCGAGAAAGATTAAACGTATCGGATGTTCTACAATGAAAGAATTGTTGGAAGAACACAGATTAGAGTTAGTAGATAGACCTACAATCACGGAGCTCATGACCTTCATAAATAAAGGTACTAGTTTCGAGGCTGATAGAGGATATCATGACGACATGGTAATGAATGTTGTCATGTTTAGTTGGTTTATCACCACGGAATACTTTTATCACTTGACAGATACACAGGTCAAAGACTTGTTGTATGCTGAACAACAGAAGATAATTCAAGACGACTTGCTACCAGCAGGAGTCTTTGGAGATGTTTCACAACAGGAAACATCATTTGTTGATAATCAAGGTGACAGATGGTATCACAAAAACATGGAATAGTAATAAAGCTATTAAGTTAGGAAATTAAAAGTTATAAATAAAACAGTAAACAACTTTTTACATTAACAGGAGAAAAAGTATGGCATTTCAAGTATCACCAGGCGTACAGGTCAAAGAGGTAGACCTTACAAATGTTGTACCAGCAGTATCAAGCACAACTGGTGCTTTCGCTGGTTCATTCCAATGGGGCCCTGTTGATGAAGTTAAGACAGTTTCAGATACAAAGGGTTTAGTCGATGAGTTTTATGAACCAGCTAATACTAATGCTGGAGCAGAAGACTTTTATTCAGCAGAAGCATTTTTAAGATATGGTTCATCTCTTAGAGTGGTTAGAATTAACACTACAGGTTTGTTTAGTGCAAACGGTGGTGGTTCTTCTTCTTCACTTCTAAAAAATCATGAAGAATATGTTCAATCATACGAGAGTGGAGCTCTCGGTGGAACAGTAGGTAAATGGATTGCAAGATGCCCTGGCGTCTTAGGTAATTCATTGAAAGTTTCTGTATGTGCATCCTCAGATGCATATTACAATGATGCAGCGACAACAACAGGTGCTGAAGAGGCAGCTGGTCAAACCGTTATAACACTTGCGAGTGGTGGCGGTGCATTAGTACAAGTCAGAGACATCATCACATTTGGTTCAACAACTCAACAATACAGAGTTCTAGCAATCAACACAAACGATATCACAATCGAAGCATTAGGACAACCAACAGGAACAGGTCTAGTAGCAACCGTTGCAAACGGAACTGCAGTTAATAGATACTGGGAATTCTATGCATCATTCGATAAAGCTCCAGGCAAGTCTGCATCAGCAACAACAGCTAATGGAACAACAGACGAAATTCACGTAGTCGTAGTAGACGAAGACGGTGCAATCACAGGAGTTCCACACTCAATGTTAGAGACTTATGGATTTGTTTCTCTTGCGTCAGACGCAAAAGATTCAAGTGGTGAGTCTAACTACTACAGAAATGTAATAGGAAACAGTTCAGAGTGGGTATATTGGGGACAACATTCAACTGCAATGGTTAACACTGCAAATGAACACAGAACACACGCAGTATCAGCTACTTCGGGTAAAGCATTCTTAAGACCAACATTGGCAGAAGTTACATCCCTAGCAAACGGTGCAAATGGAAGAACTCCAACTGCAGCGCAGAAGTACGGTACATGGGATATGCATTTTAAAGATGGTGAAACATCTGATATATCTTTCTTAATCGTAGGTTCTTCAAGAACTGATAACGGAAGTGGTACAGACCAAGATATTCTTGCAGACTGGACTACTCTTTCTAATCAAGCAGTTTTAATTGCAGAAGGTAGAAAAGATTGTATCGCAATCATGTCTCCAAGACGTGCAGACGTTGTTGGTGTTACTTCAGAGTCATCACAAGCAGCGAACGTTATCACAACTGCAAACACTATGTCATCAAGTTCATATGCCGTAATTGACAGCGGTTGGACATATCAATATGACAGATACAACGATAAGTACTGTTACGTACCTGCTAACGGACATACAGCAGGCGTTATGGCAAGGTCAGACCTTCTTAGAGATGCATGGTTCTCACCAGCAGGATTCTCTAGAGGACAATACCTAGGTATCACAAAACTTGCATTCAATCCTTCACAATCATCAAGAGATGACTTGTACAGAGCAAGAGTTTCCTTTCTCTTC